AATCGCGTCGTTGGCATTGGTGTGCTGCGCAGCGTGGCTGACTACAGCCATGCTGTCCGAACCCAGCGGGTTGGTCAGCGAATCCAGTGCGCCGGGGAAAAGTGTGGTCATCGCGTTTTCTGTCGGGTTGGGTTATTGCCGTACTGCCTGGATGTGCTGCTCGGAAATCGGAGCAGAATGGTCGTAGCTGCGCTCGATCTGCTCCGCTGTCGGAAGCGTCTCTCGTGGAGTCCTGGCAATGGTCACGACGCCAGAATCATCACGACCGATATCAAGGTCGAGCGTGTCGTAGCCGTAGAACCGATCCGCCTGAGAGTGATACGCATCCATCAAGCTGGTCGTTTTCGGCAACGCAATCTCGACGCCCATCTCAGCGGCAATCCCGAGCCAGAATTCGACGCAAGCCCTGCCCTTTTCGGCGTGCGTCGCTTTGTCGTAGGTGAAATCCATGCCGAAAATGCTGAGCTTCTTCGCCCCATGGAACAGAGCGAGCGCAACCGCATAGGCTGCCGTGCTGTTGAAATAGCCCATCGGGAAGCGCTGCAGAACCTCAGCCAGAGGAAATTCGACGAGGGATGGATAGTCCGGATGCGCGCGGCTGGTCATTACCGGCGTTTTCGTCACGGCTATCCAGTCAAGCATGCTCGCGATGTTGGATTGCGGGTTGGCATCGACCCTGATTTCCTGGATGCGCACGTCGTCCATGTGGATGACCATGTCGCACGCGAACACATCGCCGAGCGCGTTGATGCACCACGTCTGATCGCAGTACGCATGCCGGCCGCCGAGGCGTTTCGCGATTTCCAGATACTGATTTGCCGACGGCCCGAGTCCGACTATTGAGATATGCATGCGCGCTCCGGAAAGAAAGCGGCGGCCGAAGCCGCCGGCGTTGCTGGATTACGGGTTGCTGACCGGCACGACAGCCGGGTTGAACAGAATTGCGTCCACTGAAACGCATCCGACCGAAGTCACGCCCGTCTGGACGACGAATGCCTGAACGTAGCGTTTGTTGCCCTTGTAGCCGACCCGCTTGCTGACCTCCTTGGTCGTTCCGGCCGCGCGGGGCGTTGCGGCTGGCAGGCTGGCCAGCAACTCGGTACCCAACAGATCGGCGTCCGCTACGCTGGTCATGGTGCCGGTGACGTCGCCCTCCTTGATCACAAGGGTGGCCACTGTGCCGGTCGTCACCACGGAGCCATATGCCGCGATGAACTCGACGCCACCGTAACCTTGTCGGTCGATCATCAATCCGGTCTTGGTCGCGTTCGCGCCGATGGCTGCCGGGATGATGGCCTGGAGTACCTTAATGTTGTTGTGCAGATCACTGCTTTTCATGGTTCTGGATCCTTTGTGCAAATTTGGAACTGAAAACGGCCGCTTTTACACGGCCGATCTGGTGATATGCCTGGCCTCGATTACGAGGCAGAGAACTTGATGAACTTCACCGCTTCCGTGTTTATCGCGCCGCCGCCCACCCGCTTGGTGCTGTAGAACACCACGTACGGCTTGGCAGTGAAGGGGTCGCGAAGCGTGCGGATGCCGATGCGATCCACGATCGTATAAGCCTCGCGGAAATCACCGAAGGCAACCGAAAGCGAGTTCGCTGCGATGGCCGGCATGTACTGGTCGATGCGCAGGGGATAGCCGTTCAGTTTCTCGGGCTGTGAGACTTGGTTGCTTGGCTCCCAGAGATACCGGTCGCTGGTCGATTCCTTCATCTTGCGCAACTTGGTGCGGGCTTCGCGGCGCATTACCCACTGAGCGTTGGGCAGGTACATGTCTTTGAAAGCGCCTTGCACGTCGTGCAGAATGTCAAGCTTGGTCGTGTGGAAATCGCCAGACGCACCGGTCGGGAGGTACTGAAACTGCCCCCATGCGCGCGTGTCGTCGGCGGTGTTGACCGTGGTGTAGGTGGTCAAGCCGCGAGGCTGGCCGACGCCTGTGCCCGTCCAGAAAGCCGCGCCCTCGACCCGAGCCATCTTGTCTGCGACCTTGGATGCAAGCCAATTTTCGACGTTGACCGCGGCATCATCGAGCAGCTTCTGCGTTGCTTTCGGCTGAGCGTACATCTCGAATGCTTCGATTTCCCACTTGCCGACCTGCGGCGTATTGGTGTCCGAACGCGTGCCGATTTCCGAAACCCATCCGGCGTCTGCATCGTTGTTGTCGATGATCCCGTCGATCTTGCTGGTGCTGATGGATTGCACATCGCAGATCTGGCGCATGATGCTATGCTCGAAGATCTTGGTGATGACGCGCCCCGCGGTGGAGTTGGGCAGGAAATAGCCACCGTCCGGGTCGGATCCGACCTGCAGCGCTTTCTGCTCATCAGATGACATGTGCTCCAGACGAACGCCGACGATCTGCTTGAAAAATCCGCTCTTGTATGCGGCATAGGTCTTTGCATCGACTTCGCCCATCATGGATTTGCCGCGTGCCAGCAAATCAGCACGAAGCGCCAGGTTGAAGCCCTTGACCTCTTCCGCCATTGAAGCGTCCGCCTTGACGTCGCAGTCAGGCCGCTGCATCTTGGCGACGACGGCGTCGAACTCGGCTTTCATGTCCGCGAGTTTGTCCAGGTCAGCGCTCACCCGGGCCAACTTGGTCTCCAGGTCACCGAACGCCTTGCCGTCGGCCTTTGCCTTGATCAAAGCGTCGTTGGTTTTCTTGAATTCCTCCCAGGCCTGGCCCTGTTCTTCGATGATCTTCTTGATTTCGATCAGTTCGATATCGCCGACCATGAACAGCATTCCGGCACCGGCAAGCATTTCATGCGGGATCAGTGGATAGCCAGCGAAGGCAGAAACTGCGGAAATGACCATGAAAATGGCCAAAAAACTCTTGTAATGAATCGATTTCATGCGATTTTTTCCTTAGGAAGTGATTAAAGCGGTGTTTTTGCGCAGCATCTGCGTTATTTCGTTGAGCCCTACGGAATCGCTCCGTTTTGCTTTCACGATGCGAGAGACAAGGAACGTGGCTTCGCGCCTGGACAGGCCACATGCATCACGCAGGTAGCGCTCGGCGTCTGCCAGAGTCTCGATCTCTTCAAACGACTTGACCCCGGTCACGCGCGCCTTGCCATTTGCTGGGCGAGTGACCGGCGAGATTTCGATCAAATCGATGCGTTTCAGGCGGCGCTTCGGCTCTTCCGGAGTGCTGCGAGGAATGCTTTCCTTAGCGATGTAGCCGATGCTCAAGCCGTCAATGGCTGGTCTCGGATCCATTTTCATCAGCTTGTACATCTCCAGGCCGCGAGGCGTATCCGCCAGCACGCCATCCACTTTCAGGCCGTGACCATCTTCGGAAAGGCCTGTCCACACGCCGATAGGTGTCAGGTCCTGCGAGGTCACGCCCAACCCACCGTGTTGAGACAGCATCGCCGGCCATGGCTGCCGGCCGGCATGGACGTCCGAGAGATAAGTGGCGAACGCTCCCGGGTCGATCACGTCGCCGTAGCTGTCGACGTTGCCAAAGACAGCGCCGTAGCCGGAAAAAGACATCACGTCGGTGCTGGACCCGGCCAGCTTAAGCTCGATCAAATCACACTGAATTCTATCCATCTTCTCCGCTCTCAATTTGCCGGCACATCGGCCGGGCCTTCTGGATCCGGCGTAGCGCCGACCATCATGTTTGCCGGTGTCAGCGGCTCGTCCAACCCATCAATCGGGTTCTGTTCCAGCTTTTCGCGCGCTTCATTTCGTGTCAGGATGCCGTTCAGCGTCAAAGCTGAGAGCGATTCGGATGTGTCCTTGAACGCGCCTCGCATCATCCCCTCTGCCACGAACTTGGCGTAAAAGCCCTGTTCTGCGTCCTTCTCGCTCAGCAACTGGCAATCAATCGACTGCTCGACGCGCGAGTACCAGGGAGAGAGGGTGTGGACGACGTGCGAGATGAACATCTGCTCGGCGCTGGCATACGTCGCCGCTTTGTCCGAGTACCCGGCCATGATCGGCATTACTCGGAACGCCCTGCAAATTTCCTCGATCTGGAATCTGCGTGTCTCAAGGTGCTGAGCATCTACTCCGCTCATCGTCTGCGGGCTGAACTTGGCAGACCGGTCGAGCAGCATAATGCGCCCGGTGTTTTCGGCTCCCGCGTAGCATTCCTCGATCCATGTGCGCAGACCACGGAACTGCGCCGGGGTGAGAGTGCCCTCCACGGAGTACAACCCTGATGTCTTTGCCCCGTTCTTGTGGAATGCTCCGTGCGCCTGCTCAGTTACCAGAGCCAGACCAATGGCCTCGCGCGCATATTTGATGATTTCCAGGCCGGCAACACCATCCCAACTCGGCCCTCGCCAGTGCCATATCGCTTCCCGGGGGAATTCGCGCGACGTCCCACCATCTCCGGATACCGTATAGATCGGAACGCCGCCCGGGCCTCTGGTGATCGTCACGTCATTTGGACGCAGCGGAATGATCTCCAGGATGCGCCCGGTACCAGGAACCCGGTTGACGAACGCCACAGCATCGCCTGTCAGCGCGGCATGTATCGCCATGGTCTCGCGCAACTCAAAGCTCGACATCCATGGGTTCGGCCGGCGGTGCAGGATGCTGTACAGCGGGTGCTCGGTGGCTGGCAAGACCTGGCGGCCAGACTTGCGGAAGACTTTCAGCGGGACTTGCGCAATGCCCTCAGCGATAACCCGCACGCAGGAAAGGACCGCGGTGACTTCGAGAGCGCTCGCATTGGAGACGTTCGCTCCGCTGTTGGTGTCTCGTCCACGGCTCAGCTCGCGCATCAGATCCTGAGAGTTGCGGATTGCCGCATCGGATGACTTCCGAGACCAAGGCCAGGCAAATTTCATGAGTTGTGCGTGTCCCAAAATGATTCGCCTTCTGTGGCTCCGGCCGTCGTTGAACCGCCTGATCACGTTCAATTGCGAGACGGCGATCGCCCATTCTGGGATGCCGTTGTGCGCGCGCGACCGTCGTCAACATGGAACGTTTCGGACCTTGAGCACGCCGCCAACCTGG